TTATACCCGGCTCGTTCGCCACTGAAGGCGTCTCCCACAAGAGTCCTGTAGCAGAGATCAAACGAGTCACCCATCTGAGAGTCGAGGTACATACCGTCCGTAGCCTCAACGACACCCATGATCTCAGAGAACTCGTCAGGGTAGGTGTATGCTCGGATTGTGGCGGTGTATTCTTTAGGCTTCGGGAGGAACAGGAAAGGACGACCATCTACGTAGTACGCAGCAGCGGAGTCCCCTCCGTTCTCATCAACCGAAGTAAGTCCGTTCCACGGAACAGCCGGCTTGTTTTTCGGGTAAAGGACACCACGATCGAGGCCGACTTCATAGATTCGATCGCTGTTTTGCGACCAACTAAGGCGCGTCACTATCTACCCTTCCTATCCACTAGTACCGAGTTGTTTGCGGCGTTCAGCGTTAAGTTTACGATCGTGCTCTCGCTGTGCTTCCTTGCTCATCTTCTGAGGCTTGGTCTGCTTGATGCCGCAGATCTTGATCAGGGTCATCAATCGATTGACGTGCCACGTTTCGCATGGGTCGAACGGAATGTTGAAGCTGATCATCCAGTGATAGATCAACTCATTTGTGATGACCTCGGCAGATTGTCGCTTTCCTTTGTCTTCTCTAAACCACGTCGCCGACTGTTTACTGTTAATGTAGGCAGTGAAGCCATCAAAATGCTCTTTTTTAAGCTGTTCGACCCAGTCTTCCGGAGCATCTTGAGTTAGGAGCATTTGCTGAATGTAAGATTTCGTTTCTTCGTGGTCCATTGGTTCCTTGCCGAAAAACACTTTCTCGTGCAAAGACTCCCATTTTGATAGAGAAACTAAGGAATGCTCAAAGTCAAGCTTAGCACCAGGAAACTCCTCAGTCTCCGGTAAGATAATTGAAAGCATTCCTTAGTCTCCTGTCTTGTTGGATCAGCTGAAGCTGAAGAACCAGTCGGTGTCCACAACCGACGGGAACTTGTAGCCGGCATCGGGATGCGCGGCGACCAGAGTGTCCTCAGTCATGGTGTAGGTACCGGTCACAACCTCTCCGTCGACGGTGTAGACCACACCAGTGACGGTCGGGATGGTGATAACGTTGCCAGCAGCCGTCGGTGCAGTCGGAGCGACCTCAACTACGGTGCCCGCGAAGATGGCAAGAACCGAGGCAGGCGACGGAAGCGACGGGTCAGAGCCCGATGTACCGTAGAGCATGTCCTCGAGAGTGGCGAGCGCCGTGGCATCGACCTTGGTGGAGTCGATCGTCAGCTGAGCAGTCGGCTTCAGCGTGTCGCCAGCGGCAACCGGAGTCGTCGTCAACTCCCACGAGAATGTGATCGCCTCAGGCGAGTCATTGATCGTCGCGTAAGCCTTCTCCGACGGGGCAGCCGTGGCGTTGTAGATCAGGTGCAGCTTGTAGCCGTAGTCCGCACCCTCGACGTCGTTGCCCAACCGCGTACGGTAGGAAAGACCAAAGGGTCGACGGTTCTGCTGACCGACCGTGACGCCAGGCGACGGAGATGCGCCGCCATCGAACTGCAAGAACTCGTCCGGGAAAGTGTAGGCCTCGACCGTAGCGCCGAACTCCTCCGCCGAAATCAGGTTCAGGTATTTGATGTTGTCGGCATAGAGAGCCGTGGCTTCTGCTCCTGATGGCGACTCGGTGACGGTCGTAAGACCGTTCCAAGATACGCCATCGACATAGTTGCCGCCAGCATCGGGGATGTAAAGGACACCGCGGTCGACGCCGGTCTCATAGAGACGCTCGCCGGTGTTGTCCCAAGTGAGCTTCATGTTGCTTCCTCCTAATGGTAAATCACGATGACGTCATGGTTGAGACCGGACGTCGCGAAGTGACGACTGTATGAGCTGAGTGGGAACTTCTTCAACTTATCGAGTACGTCGCTATCTGGATTTTTATCGATGAGTGTGACCTGATATCGCTGCGTGTCCACATAGGGGACGTTGTCAGCATGCTTCGTCGAGTTATTGTCTCGTTCATAGACAACGCATGGGTATACTAGGGTCGTGCTTGGGGGAGGTTGAAAATACACGTTCTCGCTCCCCAAAGCAGTCGCCAATAGCGAGTGCAACTCAAGGCGTCGGTCTAGGCCCATTGTATACACCCCCCAGCATTAGAATAAGGTTGGGATGTTTGACTTCAACAGAGTTAACTGTCCAAAGCGTTGACATCCACGAGATATACTTGATGTTGGAGAAGTTCTCAAGCGCGAATGCGTCAGCCAAGATTTTGATTCGATTCTGCAACCGAATATCATCATTGACTTTGTCGGACGCCTCCAAGGAGGACATCGCTTTGAGAATTTCTCCATAATAGGCCCGCTCTGTAATGTCGTCCGACCAAACACCGGGTACAGTTTGAGTAGGTATGCCGTAGCCTACCTTGTCATAGAAGCGCGCCATGACGAGCTATCAGGCCTCGTAGTCGAAGGCCCACTGGTCCTCGGCGTTGTTGGCGAAGTAGTAGCCAGAAGCCGGGGTGGCGTCAACAACGTAAGGAGAGGTACCCGCGGTGACCGTGACCGGCGAGCCGGTGGTCAGAGTGGTCGAGCCATTCTTGTAGACAACGCCAGCGACGGTCGGAACCGTGACAACGTTGGCCTCAAATGCCGGCTCTTCTGGAGCAACCAGAACGTTCGCGCCCGCAGTCTTGCGGAAGACCAGAGCCGACTTCGGCTGGGTCAGCGCTCCCGACAAACGAGTCTCGATCAGGTACAGGAGCTTGTTGTAGTTGATGTCGAAGTCATCAAACATCGTCGCCTGGCCGCCCTTGTCGGCACCCAAGGTGTAGTCCGAAAGGTTGACCATGACGCCAACGAGATCTGGAACGCGCTCCATAACCTCAACCGGCACGACGTCGCTCACACGGAGAACCGCAGCGACCTCCTGAAGGTTGGAGTAGATACGACGACCGAAGTTATCTTTGACCGTGAGGAACTTCGAGATGACGCCCTCGGTGGTGTAGAAGGTCGGCTGACCAGAACCCTTGTAGTACTTACGGTTCTCGATAGCTGCGTCGACCAATTCCTCGATGGAGGACTCGGCGTCGTCGAGGTTCACGTTGACCGTGGTGACATAGAGCTCCGCGTCCGAGGCGATCGGACGGATGTTCGTCTCCTTGATCTTGTCCTCGTCGCCGATTGACCGACCGTCACCAACCAGGATCGCTCCAGCGATTTCCTCGTCGAGCATGACCTTCATCTCAGCCTTGAGCCAGGCGACGACGTCGAGGTCCGTGATGTCGATCACGTCATCGCGGTCGAGCTTCTGCTTCTTGTAGACGGTCTGAGGCGTGGTCTCTCGCTTCGAGAGAGCAAAGAACTCCTCGTTCTTCATGTTGCCCTTGATGTAACCTCGGGCACGAGCCTCATCGGGGGTGATGTCAGCGGTGATGGTCTTGATTCGCGAGAATGGGCTCTTGCGAACCGCGCCCAGAACCTTCTCCACCCACTCCATACGGCGCGAAATGAACGCCGGCGAGCTCTCGAGGGTCTTGGAGTCCGGGAACAGGTACTCGATGTTCTCGATACCGTGCTGGAGCGAACCGTCCACCATCACACCGTGCTGGACGACGTAGTCCTCGACTGCGTCCTTAAGCGAACCGTGCTTCTGAGCGTGGGCAACGATGGTCTTGATGTCGTCATGAGCCAGGTGCACCTGCTGGACCGACCGGTCGCGCTTCGCCTGGTCAAACACGTTGTGCGTCATGCTGTTGTCCTCCTGATTTTTATTGGCGTGCTGGACGGCGTCGCCAGCCTCGTCGGTGTCGTCAGCGCCCTCGGATTCATCCTCTTCAGACTCATCGTCATCGTTATCGCTGTCGGTGTCGGCGTCTTCGGAGTCATCAGACTCGTCGTCGCTATCTTGGTCAGCGTCAGCATCGCTGTCGGTGTCGCTGTGTTTGACATCGTCGCTCTCCACCGTGAGAGCCTGACCGAGCATGAAGTACAGAACGTTCTTCTGCTTCTCGGTCATGGAATCGACGACCTCTTGGACCGTCTCCTCGTCTTCCTTGGTCGCGGTGTCGGCGTGAGCGAGCTCGATCTCGAGACCCGTGGTGATCGTGGCCTCATCAGCCCAGAACTCACCATCTTCACCATGCGCCATGTTGACGGTATCGATGACGGCACCAGGATTGGCGCCAGCCAGGACCAAACTAACCTCTCGGATGTTGCCCTTAACAACATCCTTGATGTTGCTAACTCGGTCTCGGATGTTTTCGACGAGCTTGTTCGCAAAGATCGAGAGGAACTTCACGTCACCGTGACGAACCATCTCCTTAGCGTGCTGCCCGGCCGGGGTTGCGTTGAAGTAGGCGTGACAGTAAACACCATCAGACCGGTTTTCCAACTTGACGTGGCCAAGAACGTTCTCGGCCTCGCCATGTCCGTGCTGCCACACAAGCGGAACCATCTCCCCATCGTTATTCTTGAAGGCGTCAGGGAGAATAGTCCGCCCGTCGCTGCACTGGATGTCATGCTTGGTGGCGTACCCACCGAAATCCGGTGTCATTTTGACGGAATCCTTTCTGCTGATCGGAATCGAGCGTAGTGTTCGTTGAACGAGGGCTCGGATGCGAGATCGGAATGCGCCATATGACCTAAAGTTCTAGAGGCATTCGATAATTGTCGCTTAGCGTCCGTTAGGGCGCTTCTTATCTTGATAATGCGAGACTCAAGCTCATCTGCACTCATGTCAGAAATACTAGTGCTCGAAGACGATGAGGAGCCACTACTGGAGGACTTATCTTTCTTCCTTTTGGTAGCGATCTCCTGCTTGTGTTTGTCTCGATACTCCTTGGAAGTCCGTTTCTCTTTCTCGGAGGACTTACCATCGGAGTTATCTTTCTTTGTCTTTCTGGCATCCTGCCGCTTTTTGCTAAGCGCGGCCTGTGCAGCAGACAAAGCTTTTTCCAGTGTGGCAACCTTTGCCTTGAGCCGATTGACCCGTTCGGCGGAATCCTTCGTGCCACTACTAAAAGTCGGGTTAGAGCTTTTGACGCCGACAGAGCGCCCATTCTTAGCTCGTTCAGCACCTTTCTTCCGACCTTTAAGTTTCTTGGTTCGCTCGTAGTATTCGTGCGCTTTGACTGGATTGTAAGCCATCAGAGCCCCAATTCAGCCATCTTGTCATCGAGCTGCTTCTCCTCTACGTCAGCCGGATCGATGTCGATTACGTCCTCCTCAGTCGATGAGGGTCCGGCAATCTGCTTGTCGATTGGCATGTTGCTGTTGACAAGAGCGTTGGCTTGTGGCTCGGGACGAGGTTTGAGACCCAGCGCAGGTCTAACCTCATTCGGAGATACAATCTGGTTCCGGCTGAACACATCAACAACATCAGCCAGCTTGCTGACGGGAAGGAACTTGAACGGACTATCGAAGTACATCATCGTCTGACCACGAGTTCTTGCATTCTTAGTCAAGAACTTCCGAAGCATGCCCTCAGTCAGAGCGTCGAGCACTGGTTCAATGGTCCGGTTCATGTAATTCAACATCACCACGTCGTCCGCAGTGCCGTTCATGATCTCTGGCGTTAGACCGAGCTCGGCGTATAATTGTTCCTTCAGATACTTGACTTGCTCGAGGAGATTGTTCTCTACAGCCCGGTTGAGCTGAG